AAAACCTCAGAGCCGGATTGCTTCCGCCTGACGGGTCAGAATCAGAAAGATACATCGTCCCCGGTACAATAGTACCAAGGTCAGTATCCTTCATGTACTTCATAAGCCGCCTGTAATCGGCCTCGCACATAGGAGCAGAGGCGTTGGCGGCGTTGCGCATCAGATATATCAGACAGGAATGATATGCCCGTTCCACGTCACGGATACGCTGGGCAATACCGTCTCCGGCAATACGGTCGCCTCCGGTACGATAGAAACTGGCTGTGTAAATAGGACGGGTCTGCATGTGCGGGTCGGAATTAACCTTAACCTGCAAGACCTTGTACCCGGCCATGGAAATTTCACAGTTATAAAACTCATTACGGTCAAGACTGTGGAACCCGTACTCAGCCAGTTCCCGCCCGGACATGATACCGTAGTGAGTCAGTACCTCGATAGGAGCGACATTAGACGCCCACAGGGCAAGGTCTCTCTTCTCTAAATTAGGCTCTCTGGTCAGCCAGTTCAGGTTGAACTCGTCATTCGTGTCAGCCTTCTTCAGAACGTCAAGAACATTCTCCGAGATGTAGGAACTGAGTTTACCCGCATCAAGAAGCTCCTTGCGTGTCCAGAGCGTGCGGGTAAACACACAGGTTCCCCGCTGAGTATCCGGACTGTCAGGGGAATAGGCAAAGTCGAACGGAGATATGGAACGAAATACAGGGAGGACTTCCGTCTGTACTCTGGGTTTGTTCCTGCCCCACGTCAGGCGGGGGCTTCTCGTAATATATGGGCCGGTAAAAATTGAGTAGGGATATACCGTGAAGTAATGGAGAAAATCAGACAACACCCTGTTGAACCCGCCTTCGGCGCACTGGTCTTCCAACAGAGACATCATCTCGTTAGCCGCTTTATCCGCTTCCTCTTTCTCATGACGCAGGAGAAGCTGTTTCCCGCGGCGGATGAAATCAACCATCTGCGCCCCGTCCTGAAAACGGTTCTCAAAGAACCCCTGTTTCAGTACTGTAAGAAGCATCTCACGGGACTCTGGAGAGATACTCGGCCTCGGCGTGGCCATGATAATCCACGGAAGCGTCAGCGTGTTGCTGATAAGCGCGTCACTCAGGTAAGCGTTGGCTATACCGGTCTTAAGCGCAGTAAGGTTAACTATGGCGTTAACCCCGAGGGCGTCAGCTATCTGCTGGTCGGAACAGGATAGAACACCGTTCTGCTGTTCCCAGCACTCACGAAGCACATCCCTGAGTCCTTTGCCATTCACACGCTCAGTACTCTGCCAGAGCACCGCACCGTTCCACCTGCGAAGAACTTCCTTGCCCAGCCTGTCAGAGACATTGGAGGGAATGTCCTCAATCTCCTTAAGCCAGTCTATACCATTGCTGTCTGTACTGGAAACAGTTTCGTCTGCCATTATATAATCCTGCGAAGAACATCCCTGTTCTCAGAAAGTTTGCGGGCTACATCCGAGAGGTCATCATCAGTAAAATCAATGCCTTTCTGTATAAGCAGGGCCGCATACTGAAGGGCATCCTGATAATGCGATGCCTCGTTTTTCTCCGGCTGGGGAGTGTATACCGTACCGATAGAACCACTAACTCTCAGCCTTCTGTACCGGTACTCATGCGTAAAGCCATTGATAAGGTTCTTACAGGACGGACTGATAAGCAGACCCCCTGTGTCAAGATTGAGCATATGCTCCACTACCTGAATGCGGGCTTTCGGAGAGTTTGTAATCTCAGTAACAGCGGGTATGCCGGCTTCCTCGAAACGCTGTCGGGGAGTAATACCCGTCCACGAATCCCGCTGGTTGGACGGGTCAATAGCCGCCACAACAGGATTAGTATAATACTTCCCTCTGAGAAGAGGTATCAGCATGCCGTACAGGAAATTCTCAAACCCCTCGTTCTCGGCAAACAGCTCATCAAGCACGCACCACTTGCCGTCCTGATTTTGCAGAATGACAGCAGCCGGGTGAATGCCAGACTGGTCAACACCAAGAACAATCTCATGAAACATCATAGGGGCAAGCTCATGGTCAGCCACATGTCGGGACAGGGAGAAGTTGGAGAACACCGGCTTCCCCTCCACCACGGGAACATCGAGAAGACAGTACTGGTTCTCCACAACATCAACACGCCCGTTTTTGAGCAGGGTCTGTATCTGGTTGCGATAGTACCGCATGCCCCGCTCTTCGGGCGTCATATCCTCAGGGTCGCCTTCTTCTTTGGCGCCCAGATTACGGAGGTTCTCCGCATCAGGATTTACGTCAAAGTACTTCTTCCCATTCTCGTCATACCGGCGCAGAGCCGCAGGAGGCTGTTTCACGACAAGCCAGTTTGGCTCAGGATTTTTCATATACACATCCAGCCATGAGTCATGCTCAGGCTGGTTGAAGTCCATGATAATCCCGCCCCAGTTCACGCCCCCCAAATCCTGCGAGGGAAAACGTCCGATACGGGTCTGTACAGCGGCGAAAACCTCAGGTGAAACACCGGTTGCTTCATTTATCCACGCAAACGTCCAGTTAGCGGAAAGAATCTTACTGCAATCTTCTGGCCCTTTCAGGGCGAACAGGTTGAGCTCCAAATTGACCGTAGTGCCATCCTGTAAAGGGATAAGGTAAACACCACGAAGAGGAGCTACTGCACCAGTAATATCGCCGCATTCCCGGGGCAGAACCTCAAGAAGGGATTTGCGGGTCATGGATGTGAGTTCCGGATATGTGGAACGGATGACACCGACACGGGAATAACGCATTCCATCCTTGGCTACAGGCTGGGCGCAGGCATAATAAAGAATGTCCATAGCGCAGCAGCAGGACTTGCCACTGCCGTAAGGGCCGCAGAGCATCTTTACATACTTGTCCGACTCATGAAATTTCAGTCCTGTAGGGGATGGAATGTAGTTAAACATTCGCGCTCCTGAGATGGTCAAGCTTGTGGTTCTTCATCCCCTCCGGTACAGGGATGGCCACACCTACATTAACCTGCGTATTCACAACCTGCTGTTCTGTATTCATGGAACCGGAGACTTTGTAAAGGAGTTCAAGGAGCTTTAACGCTTCCGCGGGTTTCATGTTCTCACTTATGGCATCGCGGAAAAGTTTTTCCGCCAGTGCCTGTGATAATGTCCCCGCCCTGTACATAGACCCCGCTCTGCTCCCCTGAGCCCTGAGCTGTTCCAGCGAGTTCCTGTACATATCCTGAAACTCAGGAACAACAAGAATCTTCTGGAGGTCTTTTTCTGATATATTATAGGTATTATAAATAGTGTCAAGTTCCGTAATAGGCGTATCCGGAACCTGCATAACGGCAAGGTCTTGAGCAAGAGACGCCCAGCGATACTGCGCTAACATGATTAGTTATCCGCCACTACTGTATATTTTTTAGGAAAATTATTCGTTACTGAACATCTTGATGGTATATGTATTATCCTTTGCGTAGTCGCTGTCATGTCAGAAACACCAGTAAACGCTGGTGAATACATACTGATACAATTATCAATATACAAATTTATAGCACCTAAAGAAGGAGCATCTTTATAACAGACATATGATAAAGCGTCTAAACTTGTACATCCAGAAAAAGTATGTGAAGGTATTGTAGTAAGCTTAGGGACATTATATAGGAAATAGTCCGTTCTAACTAAAGCAGTACAATTCTGCCAAGTATAATCCCCTAATGACTCAAGATAGGAATCTGTAGAAGAAGTAATAGTACCTGATATATTGTAAGAACAGGAATCAATACTCGTACAGTTAGCAAATGTTCTTGCACCTATACGTTTAGCCCTAATATCATGTGTAGTATATGTAAACCGAGACCCATCAATGCTTGTACATCCATTAAATGTATCGTCACCTAATGACTCTATATCAGCATGCCTAAAAGTGTAATCTACATCCTTAAGCCCTATACAACCCATGAATATTCTACTGCCAGCATAAGACGCTTTTATACTCGCGAAAGTATTGGAAGCGTTAGTAATTGTTGTATTACCCTTAAACAAATCATCTGGTATATAATCAATATGGCTATACGCAAAAAGGTCATGAATATTTATGAGGTTGGATAAATGGTTAAACAACCCAGAGGGTATGTGGAAAGAAGCCCCATCTATATGTGTAAAAGTGTCACCCAGCTTTGTTATGTAATCGCTGTTATTATCAAAAAGGCCCGAAGGAACAGCCTGTAAATAAGTATCGCTATTGAAAGTAGAAGCATAACCATCTCCCACAGCGGGCAGTCTGGGGAACACATCCAATACTTCTACAATAGTTTTATGGCTACCATTCCTCAGAAGAGCAGTCTGGAAGTTATCAGAGGAGTAATGAGAGATAATATAATCCCCGGGTTCAGCGTATGTATGCGAATATATATAAGTCGATAGCGTCCGAGTCCCATCCCCCCAGTCTGTAAGTATAGGATGTTTATTAGCGCTATGCATATAGTTCTGTACGGTAAGATTTGATGTACCACTTGCTTCCGTATTCACACGAATACGCCATGGGCCTGCCCATTTTCTCCCAGGGCCAAGTAAAGTACGCTGTACTATCATTTATATCCCCCAAAAATTTCATCCAGAAACTTATAAAACTCCTGATATTCCTTTTCCTCTTCTTCGTCTTCTCTGTCAAATAGGCTGTCTTCATCCAGACTATTCTTATAGAAGCTGGTATCTATGCTGTTCTTGTCAAAGCTGGTATCTAAGCTGTTCTTTTCCATGCGTACACCGACAGGATAAATAAAACCGAGGAAAATTCTTCGACGAGGCTAAATATAGAAAGCTTCTATTTCCAGCGGCCTGTGGCAAGCCACCCTGTATGAACAGTAGAGCTAGAATTATCCAGCGTGCCAATCGAAAAAGCAGTATTGCTCACCCGACCAACATCTGCAAGTGCGTGCCCTACATTAGTATCATGCGTTGTATAAACAGTAACAGTGCCACTTTTGGACACCTGTGGAAAAGTAATTCTTTTGTTGGTAGCTGTAGCAGGCCCATTGAGCGTGGCCGTTCCCCAGCACAGCTGAATCCCATTGCTATATCTTATATACCCGTCCCCACTTTCGACCACAGCCTCACGGTTGGTCACAAAGACAGCACCAACAGAATAAACCAACCCAAGAAATACCCTTTTAACAAAATGGAACATAGAAACTCCTATTTCCAGTATCCTATAGCGAACCAGCTTGTTTCACCAACAGCTGGCGCTGTGCTTGTTGTTCCGATTGTGAAAGATTTTGCGGTTTCCCACCCGACCATAACACTATTTCCAAGATAATTAGCATTGGCTGTTGTTAAAACAGCAGGGGTTTGTTTGAATGCTACTGGGAAAGTAACCTTCGTGTTCGTTGACGAAATTGGCCCGTTAACTTTAACACGGCCCCAGCATATCTGTAGTCCACTGGAATACCGGATATACCCGGCTCCACTCTTCACTACAGCTTCTACCGGATACCCTCCGGCCTGTAAGGTGCCGGAAAAGTTCTTAACCCCGGCTATAGCCTCATCACCTGTAGTGTGCACAGTCTTCCCATCCAGTAAGCCGATATGCCTTAGAAGGAGGGACACGAGAGAGGAGATGCTAGCCATTAGCACGCACCTCCTACACAGACATTAAGCCGTACGCTCCCAAGCGTAGAAGGCCTTGTACGGCGGCATAATACTGAACGGCTGCCCCCCCCCGTGTTTTTTGTCCACCAGCCGCCACCAGTTGCCTGTGTGGCCGCAGTTACCCATCCATCGCCAGAAACGCTGCCCCATCCGGCAAAGAGGCCAGGCGCGGCATCCGGGGACGCGTGGTTATGATCCGGCATCTCCTCAATAGTCAGCGTATGCATCTCTTCGCCGCCGGTCGTACCAGCCGCATGCTTCGGGCCGGCGCAGTACAGGAAGACATCTTGTATAGGTTCCCACGTTCCGCCAAAGAGTTCATGCGGGTCTGTAGGCAGGGAGGAGGTGTATATACTTCCAACAGGCCAACTTAAGAGCTTGATTAATTTAACCACCGTGACTGTGTATTGTACTAAATTCATTATGAAACCCTTCTTCCATACATTCGTAATCCGTGCGGGCGGCTGAACTGTATCGCTTCTTCCGTATATGGAGTTAGAACGGGAAGCATCAATCGCAATGTCTCGTTTTCCTGTACCGCTAATCATTTGCAACCTGGCATTATAAGCGTAGTTTGACCAATAAAGCGCTCCGCTATCTGGATATTGAGTATTATCTACGCCATCAGAGCTTATGAATGTCGCCTGACCCGTGATATTCGGCAGTCCCGCTTCTACCGTAGTACCAGCCTTATGGCTATCGTCAGAACACTGTAAGACATAACGGCCGGTCAGCTTCTGCCACCCCCCCTCTAAGATTACATTAGGGTCATCCTCAGTTTCAGTTAAGAAATATGAGCCAATCGGACAATATTCCAGAATTGTTTCCTTTTTCGCCTGAAGTACAGCAGTTTTAACGGCTAAATCAATAACTTGCTGCAAGGTATGATTATCCATCAAGCGTGCCCCCCGCCTCTACGTATGCAGCACTAATAACCGCATATGCGTCATCAATCTGCTTCTGGAAGGCGTTATCAGCGGCCTCTCTGGCAGAAGCCTCATCAGTAACACTCTTCCGAATAGCAGTATCAGCGGACTCTCTGACGTGAATCTCATTGGTGAGATTGTTCCGAAGAGTAATATCAGCGGCATCTCTGGCAGAAGCCTCATTGGTAAGATTGTGCTGAAGAGTAGTATCAGCAGCCATTCGGGCGGAAGCCTCATTAGTAACCTTCTTCTGAAGAGCGTTATCAGCAGCCACTCTGGCAGAAGCCTCGTCAGTAACACTCTTCTGAATGGCAGTATCGGCAGCCTCTCTGGCAGAGACCTCATCAGTAACGCTCTTCTGAAGAGCAGTATCAGCGGCCTCACGAGCTTGTGCTTCCGCAGTCACATCCGACTCTCTTGCCAGCGGCACTCCTCCTGTAGCACCATTCTGTACTACAACAGTATATTTATCTGTATCAACTGTGATTTCCCCAACAGGCCCAGCATAATCGCTATGCTGCTGCGTTGTGCCGCGGTACAGCTGTATAGGCTTGATAGTATTACGCATAGTCTGTTACCCATTCACAATCTCAATAGTTTTTACCTGACTCAGCATAGCAGAAATCGTAGCACTTTTGTAATGAGTCTCCATACTGGAACCAGAGGGAACCACAATGAAAGCCTTGTTTTTACCAGACAGTGTTTTCACAGGAGACCCAGCCAGATGAATAGCAATGCCAGGGGGTACAGCCTGCATAATTTCCCCCTGAAGCGGGTGATTCGCATTCTGCTCGAACGTAGCGGGTCCGGTACTGAGCCAGATGACATCGAACGTACCACGTCCCGGCGGGGTCTCTCCGGTCAGATTAAGCCCGCTCACATTGTCAGCATAGTTGATATTCGGACTGTTGGCGAACCGCAGAACAGGATATGCCATTGCCTTGTAAAGCCACTTATCTTCCCTGCCAATCTCATCCGGAAGTACAAATGTGTAAGAAGGAACCATTGCGAATAAGAAAAGTCCCGTTATATCAACGAGATTCACGCAGTCATCGAACAGATTATACCAATTATACTTAACAGGCTGCCCATCATATGGTTTCTGGAATGCGTAAAACTCCCCAATAGCGGCAAAATAAAAACAGGAGTTGATATTCTTCAGTTTGGAACACCCATCAAAAAGTCCCAGAATATTGGGTACAGAAGAAATAGCAAACGTCCCCATAAGCGACTCTGCGGAAGTGTTCCGGAAAAGACCCTGCATGAGCCCATCACTTGTAGGATAAGCATTCGGAAACCATACAGGACGCTGGTCAGCAGTATAACCGCTAAAGCAGCAGTCAAACCTTGTGGCATTAACACAGTCCGCAAAAAAGTCCGTGCTTATCATACCACCTTTCACACCACAAAAAGTATATCTGAACTCTTTGGCCGCACTGCACTCAGAGAAAAGAAGCAGGTCATTCGTGAGGCTGAGAGAACTGCAAGCATGAAAAGTTGAGTTAAATGTCTCAGCGTCAGTATTGTTACTAAACAAATCTGAAGGTATGGAAATCAGCGCCGAACATCCATAAAACAGATTATCCATACGCTTACCGGTAGCGGTGGAATCACTATACGTAACATATGCGCCCCTGATAACCGGCATGGCGTTATATATCGTAGTCAGATTAGTAGTATGTCCATAGGTAGGACTGACGCTCTGACCTACTTCCGTACGAGACCACGTAGCAGGGAGAGCGTAAATTTTCACCCTGTACGAACCCGCGGAAGCATATGTATGAACGAACTCAGGATTCAAATCTTGCAGGTCATCGCCACTATACGCCCCTTTGACAACAGACGTAGAGCCATCACCCCAGTCTATAGTAACCTTGTCCGTATTTACGTAATGACTCGTCCATATAGGAACATATATAGATTTAGAAGAAGCATCCTCAGCTATCGTATAACCCAAGTCCCACGACTCCATTCCCGCCGTACAGGCACCTCTTCCCAGAAGCATACGCTGAATAATCATAGACACAATCCTCATTATATTTGAAAGGGTGGAAAGTACCGCCCTTTCAAATAACCTAACTGGCGTTAACAATAGCAAGTGTACCATACCATATTGTTCCGCCGTCAGGAGTCATGAACGTCAGCACGTCTACGCCGGAGGAAGTAAGCGTGGGCGCAACACCGTTCGTCCATTTGACAGAAGTGGGCCATGTAATAGCAGCAGAGCCGCCATTGGTCAGAATAATATTGAGCGTGGCTGCTCTGCCGGAAGGCACATTAATGAAAGTAAACGTAGTATCAGCAGATATAGCCTTGCTGAATACTACGCCTTTGGAAAGGTCAACTTCGGAAGTCGTCATAGCCGAAGTCGTTCCGTATGGGCCCTGAAGAAACGTCTTCACATCCTCAATGGTCTCGTTGTTCCTGATGTGCACCACAAGGTCATCGCTAGCCTTACTGGCAGCAAGGTCGTAAGCAGCCTTAACCGCTTTGGGCGTAGCCGCCGTACCGCCAGTAGCGGCGTCAAGCGAACTGTCCACAGCGTCCGAGAGCATGTTGTTGCCAGATACAACATTAGTAGCCGTGGGGTCAGCAAGAGCGCTTTTCAGAGCGGCTGTATCAAGCGTCAGGTCAAGCCCATCAGCGTCACCAAGCGTTGTAGAAGCCTTACCATCTACTTTGATATAAGTGTCACCCTTAACAGCATATGTCTTCTTAACCGCCCCATCGACAGCTGTCTTCACAGCTTTGGGCGTGGCAGCTGTACCACCAGTAGCGGCATCAAGGCCGCTGTCTATAGCATCGGAAAGCTTAAGATTGCCAGCGGTCGTTCCCGTACCTGTCGGGTCAGAGAGCAGAGCCTTCAGCGCATCTGTATCAAGAGAAAGCGCAAGAGCGTCACTGCCAATGGTCGTACTCCTGCTTCCATTAGCAAGCACGTAACCGTCACCGGTCACAGTATGACTCTCTTTCACAAGAGGATGCCCGCCGGCTGTTTTGCCATCATGCACGACAAGCGTACTCTTCGTTGTATCAACAGTGCACTCACCCGCAGGCCCTGTATAACCCAAATGCTGGGCGGTCGTGCCTCTGTAAAACTGAATAGACTGTTTAGTATTTCTGGACATCAGTAATCACCACCCTTAATCCATTGTACCAAAATCATAGGGGAAATACGCCTTTCCGTCTACACCGTTGGTAAGAGCGTTCCCAGCCTGAGTGGAAACATTAAACGCGTCAACCGAGAGATAAATATCTCCGGAAGCGTCAGTCTTAATAGTATTGTCCGACAGCGTGGAGACCAGCGAAGCGGTATCAACCGCCAGCGCACCATCAGAATAGGTCAGACCACCCTTATCCTTGATACGGGTAGAAACAGTCGTCCCGCTGACAGTAATGCCATTACCGCCAGTATAATTAACACGGAGGGCGTCAACGTTAACATACGTATCCTTCGTGGAACCATCACTAAGCGTAAAGGTGAATTTAAGATACGTACCTTCCGCCTGACCTTCAGGATTAGTGACAAGCTGAGCATCCTTCAGAATGACGCCTCCACCAGACGGAATAGCTACAGACGTAACAACCTGATTATTATGGCCAACAACAGTAAGCGTTCCGGTGGCTTCATTAAAAGAAAGCGTGAATCCGGAAGCAAGCTTACCAGAGTCATTGACATAAAGAATCTTGTCCGTAGGAGAAACAAGGTCAGAAACGGAGTTCTTAGCCACATACAGGCCACCATCAAACGCGGCCTGAAGAGCGTTATTCGGAACCTGACTAATAAGGTCAGACGGGCAAAGAGAAAGCTTGTTATCGATATTAACTCTGAGAAGATTACACTTCTCAGAAGAAACAAGCCCATCGGCAGTTACCTTAAGCGCACCGAACTTGTCCTGTACGATGAGATTATCAGCGTCATCAGACCTGATAGCCGCCGCCGTAACAATGAGCTTACCAGAGCTGTCTTTGCTAATGAGGTTCAGACTGTCAGTAGAGCGAAACGAGTCAGCAGACGCATACGCGCCACCATCGGAACCAGCTGTAATCAGATTTCCGCTATCCGAGGAAACAACCCTGATGAAAGAGTTTACATAATCACGAATGACACTCTTATCGAGAGAAATCTTCCCCTTATCAGTAACATCAAGAAGGTTGTCTCTGGAATCATCCGTAAGATTGCTACCGCTGGTATACAGCCCACTATCGGAGCCAAGAACAATAGCGTTGTTCTCGTCCTTGGAAAGAAACGCCGCGGCCAGACCGAGATGCAGAATGTCGTCCTTCGTCAGGATTACTTTGTCATCAACAGAGGAAATGTGGAGAATGTTCGCATCCGCATTGGAAAGAACGTCATTGCCGCCAGTATAGAAACCACCATCAGAACCCTTACGGGTGTAGTTCCCCTTATCACCGGACACTTTGGCTTCTTCCGGAAGCGTCACAGCGAGCTTGCCATCAGAACCAATATTCAGGCCGTTTCCCGTATCGGACGAAACAAGCAGAGGAGCAACGCCGCTGTCGGCAATATCCCCGGCAGTAAGCGTAACCTTGCCTTCGTTTGCACGCAGAATGTTGGCATCACTATCAGAAAGAATATTCCTGCTGCCGACATAGAAACCCTTATCAGCTCCGTATGTCAGATAGTTACCTGTCTCCGTGGAAACACCAACACGGGTAACAGCCAGCTTCCCGTCAGAACCAACATGCAGAATATTATCCTTCTCCGAAGAGATAAAACAGGAAAGGATGTTGCCATCCACAAGGTCAGCGGCGGTAAGAATAACCTTGCCGTTAGCATCAGCATGGAGAATGTTTATGCTGGAGTTAGACAGAACATCCGTAGAACCAACATAAAAATTACCGTCATTCCCATACCGGAGATAATTGAACCTATCTTTGGAAACTTCAGGGATGACAGGAGTCTCTACAAACAGCTTCCCATCAGAGTTGAACTGAATGGCATTGCCATCAGCGTCAGACCTAATGTCGCTGACAGCAACACCAAGTCCGTCATCACTGACTTTGAGAACGTTCCCTTTCGATTTGGTAACAGGAACAGACGCAGGAGTAAGCTGGTCGCCTTCCTGCGCGGGCTTGTGCGTTTTCTCATCATAGAGAAAAACAGGATTAAAATAACTCATAAAATCTCCTAACGCATAAAATACTGAGCTGTAAGCGTAAGCACCGCTCCGACAACCGTACAGATAATTCCCATAACCCAGCGTCCGACACGAAGAGAAGTTACTACTTCAGTACGCCACAGCTCTATATCCGAAATCCTTGACTCCAGCGAACTGTAGCTGCGGACGCTCTGGGACAGGACATCATCCAATTTATGGGTAAACACAACTATCTGCTCCTGCATCCTCCCAAGAGCATCAGCCAGCGCCTCCCTGCTCCGTACATCGTCATCCCGCATCTGACGCAGGAAGCTCAGAGCTGCTTTTAATTCGCCTAACTGTTCCAGCACACGCTTGTCGTTACTTTCGTCCTGCATTACGTGCCTGCCCAAAGTTACAGGCTACCCAGCTGAGCACACTATAAAGTGCCTTATAGACCTTGGAAGAGTCCTCTTTGGGAGCCGGGATGACAGTAGCAATAGCCGAGAAGACACCAATAATAGCAAACAGCAGACTGACATATTTGTCAGAGCTGTTGGCATTGAGATAAGTAAAAAGAGTATCAAACATTAGTCAAAATCCTTCCGCTCCAATAAAGTGTATGTAAACACAGGCCCATAATATATAGAGGAAGTATCACACAATTTCATAAAGTCGTTGAAATCCTTCTCAACGGCAAACACCTGACACCCGGCGCTCCAGCGGTCTACCTGTACGGACTTCCTGCCGGCCTTATGAATATTGATACCAAACATTCCCGTCTCGGTTCTCCCGGTATCAATCGTGTGGTCTTTATTCCTGTCACGATACACCGTAACAGGTTTATACTGCACAAGGGCCGTATACTGACCTTTGTGCTTTCCTATTATAAACGCCCCCCTGTACTGACCGGGTACAAGAATAGCGGTTCCATTATCATTACAGGGATGCTCCGCATAGTAAAAACCCGGGTCTGTCGATATTCGCCAGTACCGTGTAACCCATCCGTATATACTCCTATATATACAGCACATAGTATCATCAAAGGCATTCGTAATCTGCTGGCTATTGCGTATACCGATGATATTAAGGTTATTGGTTCCTTTATCAAAGAAGGCGTAACCCTTCTTCTTCATAACTCTGACTACATCATCTCTGTCCGGAATAAACATAATCCCCCCGTATGAACACTATATAACATAATAGAAAACCGTCTGCAATTTATGTTGACAGCCCCCGGTTATTTACCTATAGTCAGGTCATCCAACCACAGTACAGTCTTACACCTCCACACAGCTGAGACTGGAAACCCCCGCAGGATTTGCCTCATCCTACGGGGGTTTCGTTTATTCTC